CGGTCCAGCCGGGGAGGGGCTCGCCGACGTGCAGGCCATCAGAGTGGCCGCGCCGCGCCACGGTGACGGTGGCATTGCCCGCGCCCGACTCCAGGCGCCACTCGATCGCCGTCAGCTCGGTCTCTACCCCCTGGTGGACCAGGGTGGCGCGGACGGTGGCGCGGGCCAGGGCGTCGGTGCGCGCCGGGGGCGTCCCACCGATCCAGTCATGGCCGAGTGGATGGCCGGTCACCGCGGCGCGGGCGCGGCGGGGGTAGAGCCGCAGTTGCGGCTGGCGCGCCAGCCAGGCGGCGCGGGCGGCCGGAGTCCAGCCGCCGAGGAAACTCTTGGCCGGATGGCCCTCGATGCGCCGTACCTCGGCGCCCATGAAGCGCGCCAGTTCGCGGAAGCCGGCGCGGGTGCCGATGCGCCCGTGCAGGGCGTGACTGCGCCAGCAGATACCGCGCTGCAGGGACTCGTCCTCGGGCCAGTAGGGCACGTCCTCGCCCCAGCCCAGCCAGGGCAGCAGGTCGGCGCGCAGCCGCCACGGCTGCAGGAGGGTGCGCAGGCGCGCAATGCCCGGGTCGAGCGGGCGCATCACCTGCTCCAGCGCCTGTTCCCAGGCGGCGCGATAGGCCGGCAGCAGGCTGGTAGCGGCCGCCACCTGGCTCGGCGTCGTCTCCGCCGTCCAGGCGGTCAGGTCCAGGCGCTGCAGGTCAGTCATCGCGCACCACCGTGGTCAGCGTCGCCGCGGTGCACACCGCCAGCTCGCCTGGCCCCAGGGGCAGGTCCGCCGCCGGACTGGCCAGCTCCACGTCGCGCACGCCCGGCACCAGCAGGGCCTCGTGCAGGGCGGCGCGGTGGACGTCGACGCGGAAGGCTTGCAGCGCCACCAGGCGCGCGGCCAGCCGGGCCTGGGCCGCGGCCTGCACCGCCACCGGGTCGGGGCCACGCGGGATGATCAGATCCGCCGTGAGGGTGTAGGGGGTCACTACCGGCAGGTGGACGCGCAGATCGGCCCCCAGGGGGGCGATGGCGTCACTGAGCAGGTGGGCGGCGACCGCGCGGAACAGGGGGGAGGCGCTGTCCATGATGAAGTAGGTCCAGCCCATGGGTCCCAGGCTGGCCTGGGGATGGACGCCAAACAGGGCCGTGCCGATGGCGGCGGCGTCCGCGTCCACCGCGGTGGCGAGGGCCTCGTCACGAATGGCCAGGGCCACGTCCACCCGCCCCGGGGCCGTGCTCCAGGCGTCCGCCTGGCGCACGCGGATGTCCTGGGACAGGGCATGGTAGAGGTAGCGCTCGCGGCTGCCCGCGCTCGCCACCTGATGATAGGCGAGCTGGGCGCGCTGGCGCAGGCGGGCGTCGGGCTCGTCGGTCAGACGGGCGCAGTCGTAGCGCGCCGCCAGGTGGTCCAGGTCGGCGCCGCGCGCCGTGGCCAGCAGGTTGGCCAGGGCGGCATCGTTCACCCGGGCGCGCAGGAGCAGGTCCAGGTACTGGGCGAGTTGCAGCAGCTTGTTGGCCGGATCGGATTCGATCGCCTGGGCGTCCCAGTCCGGCAGCAGGGTGGCCAGGTGCGCCTGGCTGGCGGCGAGGGCGGCCTCGTAGTCCAGCGCCTCCACCACGGCGGGCGGGGGCAGGGTGGACAGGTCCATCAGCGCGCTCATACCGTCATCCCCGCCAGGCGGATCGCCTGGCCGGTGGCGCGATGGCGCACGGCGATGCTGAGGATCAGCCGCCCGTCCGCCGTCACCCGATCGGTGCGCGCAGGGCCGGCGGCGCCGGTGGCGCCGGTGACGCCGCCGGCCTCATCCAGACCCACCGACTGCACCAGGACGCGCGGCTCCCAGCGATTGATCGCTCCCACCACCGCCTGATAGATGTCCATGATGGTCACCGGGTCGAGGGGGGCATCGATGAGGGCGCGCACCCAGCAGCCATAGTCGCGCCGCATCACCCGCTCGCCGGGCAGGGTCTGGAGGATGTCCTGAATCGACTGGCGGATGTGGTCCATCTCCGCCAGTGCCACGCCCGTGCCGCGGCTGAGTCCGCTCATGCCGTTTCCTCCGCGGCGGCCTCGCCGCAGCGGCGGTCGGGATCAGGCCGCGGCTCGTCATTTAGCTCGCGCTGGTATGTCTCCCACTTAACCTGCCCGCGCAGGGTGATTTTGGGCGCGATCAGGACGATCTCCGCGTTGGGATTGTTCGGCAGTTCGACGATATAGCGGTGGTTGCGCGTATCGTATTGGATGGCCGCCGAATCACGATAGACGATGGTGTGCAGCTTGGGGTCATCCCGCGGCGCGGGATAGCGATTGCAATACACGCCTGGCAAGATGACGCCGTTGCCCGGATCGCCGTCCGGGGCGAACAGCATGACCTGCTCCCCCTCCGCCGGCGCCCACCAGGTCACATCCGGCCCGGCGCGGGTGGTGAGCCAGGGCACCAGGGCGGACTCGCCGCCGTCGATGGTCACCCGCGCGCGCGCCGTGGCCGGGTCGATGCACTGCACCGTCGCCAGGCGCAGCATCTGGTTGCGCGTGCGCTCCAGCTCGCCCTGGTTGCGGATGGCGGTCATGGCGTGGGCTCCCAGGGCGTGGGGGTGAGGGGCCAGTAATCGGCGTCGGTGCCGTCGCGGTCGCCCACCCGCGGGGCGTGGCCGACCAGGATCTCGCTCGGGCGGGGCAGCCCCGGCTCGTCCCAGGCGCTGACGCCCAGGCTGAGGTGGTGGCTCCAGCGCACCTCGCGCACCGCCAGGCCGAGGGTCTCGAAGTCCCACAGCGGGCGCGCGCCCAGGGGGAGCGCCGGGTGGATCGCCAGGCCCCAGGTGGCCAGGTTGACCCGGGCCAGGACCGCCTCCGCCAGCGCCCAGGCCAGGTCCCCGCGCGCGGTGGCGCTGCCGACGGCGCGCACGCAGACGTAGGTGAACAGGTCCGCCCGCAGGGCCACGCGGCCACTGCCGTCGGCGGGCTCGGCCTTGACCTCCACCACGCCCGCCAGGAGGGCGGGCACCAGCAGCGGTGACTGCTTGGCCTCCGCCAGTTCCCCGGCGTAGGGGCGACAGGTGGCCACCCCGGGCAGGGTGGCCAGGTCGGCGCAGACCGCATCGACCAGGGAGGCCAGGATCATGCCGCCCTCAGAAGCGGTCCAGCACGCCGCGACCGAACAGGCGCGGCGGGGCGGATAACGTCAGGCGCGCGCCTTCGCTGGCGCCGGCGGCGGCGACATCGTCCACGCCGATGCCGGCCCGGCCGTCGCGCACCTCGCGCAGCCAGGCGATCGCCTCCGCGCGCGCGTCCGCGATGGGCTTGGGGATCTCCAGCACGCCCTCGCAGTGTTGATAAAGCCAATGCACCGCCAGCGAGACCGCGCAGGCCTGGAGCAGGCCCACCGGGTCGGGCGGCAGGGTGGCAAAGCGTTGCTGCAGATAACTAAGGATGATGGCGTCCGCCGCCGCCAGCGCGGCCGTCACCCGCTCCAGGTCGATCAGGCCGGTGGTCGAGGTGAGCTGAGTCAGCACCTCATCCGACAGGCCCAGGTCGGTCAGCGTGGCGTAGGTCATGCGGGCGGCGGCGGGCTCAGGACCTAAGGCGTCAGCGGGGTGCTGAACAGGTAACCGGCCTCGGTCCAGGAGATCAACTCCTTGACCGACTCGGTGACCTTGAGCATCTCCACGCCCTTCTTGCCGCGGCCCGGGTCAAACCAGGTGCCGGCGGTGCGGCCCTCGTACTGGGCGGTGAAGGCGAACACCGGCTCCACCGTCTGGGTGCTGGCCAGGCTGGCGGAGACGCGGATCAGAGCGGCGTAGTTGCCCCACACCCGGCCCAGGCTGGCGGTCTGGCCCTTCTTGGTGCTGTCCTTCCAGGCGCTGCCGACGTCGATGCCGTCCAGGCCCAGCTCGCTGGCGATATCCTCCAGGCGGGCGGTGCCGCGGGTGGAGCTGGACCCGTACAGGCGGCTGATGGTCTTGGGGTGCTTGCGCACCGCCAGCATGACGTTGTAGCCCAGCACGGCGCGGTTGGGCCGCACCACCATGGCGGCCATGGCGTCCTCCATGTAGCCGATGGGGTCGCCGTTGGTGGCGTCGTCCCAGCGATAGCCGCCGGCGTTGCCGTCCAGGGTCTTCTTCAGGGTGTAGTTGGCGGCGTTGAACAACAGATCCGCGGCCCGCAGCTCGCGGTTGAGCAGCATGATCTGGGTGATGCCTTCCACCGCGGCGCCGCGCGGGTCGGCCATGTTGGCGGACGCGGCGCGGTCGACGTCGACCTGCGGCACCGGGGCGGCCAGACCACGGTCGATGGTGCGGTCGGTCTCGTCGGACTGGGCGAACTCCAGCTCGTTGAGGTGGCCGGTGCGGTTGATCAGGTCATCCGGATGCTGGAAGCGATCCTTGGTGGTGACCTTGGTGTACTGGAACAGCTCGCCGGGCACCTGGACGCGCGGGCAGACGGTGTCGGCGATAAAGTCCCGATTCTGCACCGCCATGGCGATGCGGGTGAGCTGGGGGACGATGACGAAGGGCTGGCCGTTGGCCGGGACAGCGGTAGGCATGGGATTCTCCTAAGGGGTGTCGGGGCTAGGCTCAGGACCAGGTTTCGGGCAGGACGCGGTACCAGGTGCGCACCTTGAGCGGGCTGTTGCCGGTGGCGATGTTGCCGGTAAGCATGTGCAGCACCAGGGCGGCGGCGGCGACGGGCTGGACGGCGGTACTGCCGGGGCGCACCGTGCGCGTCTCGTCGGCGGTGCCATCGAGGAAGCCGGTGGCCTCGATCTGCGCCACCTCGGCGCCGGAGCCGTCGGTGTACTTGATGGACAGGTCCTCGCCGGCGGCGATGCCGTCGTAGGCGGTGGTGTTGAAGTCCAGCCACAACTGCGCCAGCTCCAGCACCAGGATGTTGCCGGCGCCGGGGGCGGCGACGAGCTGCTTGGGCGTGGTGTTGAGGGCCAGAAGCTCCGCGGTGGAGACGGTGACGTCGGCGAAGTAGAGCGGGCTGGCGTCGCTGTCGCCGGCGGCGTGGAGCAGGACGGGGATGATGTCCCCGGCGTCGGCGCTCATCAGCGCCTTGCCGGCGATGACGTTGCCGTCGCTGGCGACCACCGCCTTGCCGTTGGCGTCGCTGGTGACCGTGTTGCCGCGGGTGATGCTGCCGCCGGCCTGGAC